ATACAGGTGGCACTTCTGCAGATGGGCGCAGTTGGTCTACAGGTAAAGCTGCTGCTGATGCACAGGCTGCTAGACAAGAAGAAAGAGAAAAAGGCTTTGAGCAACAAAGATCAGACTTCTTTAGCAATCTATTTGACGAAGGCGGCTTAGTAGCCAAACCTGCAGCAAAGAAACAAAAGAAACGAACAACCCAGCGACGAAAAGGCTTAGGCACTAGGCCATAACTACAAAAAGGAAAACTAATGCCACCAGAACTAACAACTATGGAGAAACCTAAAGTAGCAGGTTTTGTAGATAGCAACTACCGCAATGCCAATGCACGGCGTATTGCTGAAGAAGAGGCTGAGATTGCTAAACTTAGTGATCCTCAAGCAGAAGAAGACAAAACAGAAGAACAAGCAGAACCAGAAAGTGTTGCAAAAGAGCAACAGGTTGATGCTAAGGAGCCTGACACAGGGGAAGAACGCACATACAAGAAACGGTATGATGACATTCGCAAGCTCCAAAGCAACACTGCAGCAGAACTAAAGGCTATCAAGGCTCAACTAGAGAACGCCAAAGAGCAAGGCATTGTACGTCCACCTAAGAGTGATGAAGACATTCAAGCGTGGGCTGACAAGTACCCTGACGTTGCAGCTATTGTTGAGACTATTGCTGAAAAGAAAGCACAAGAGAAGTTTAGCGTTGCAGAGGAACGTCTACGTGAAATAGATGAAATGTCTGCAGAGGCTAACCGTAGTAAATCTATGGATGCTATTCGTGAGTCACACAGTGACTTTGATGATCTCAAGGAAAGCGATGAGTTTCACGATTGGGCAGGGGAACAGCCTAAGTGGGTACAGGATGCTTTGTATGAGAACCAAGATGATCCACGTTCTGTAGTACGGGTCATTGATCTGTATAAGGTAGATAAGGGTTTAGATACTAAGTCACGCAAAAAGTCATCTAAGGCTGCTGCATCTGCAGTTGTAACCAAGCGTACAACCAAGCCTACACAGGCTGAGACTGATGTTTCGTTTACTGAATCCATGATTAGCAAGATGTCAATACATGAGTTTGAGAAAAATCAAGACGCTATTATGGAAGCACAACGATCAGGTAAATTTATTTATGATCTTTCTGGGGGTGCAAGGTAAATAAAAGCTTGACAACAAAAGATTACTAAGTATAACTATACATACGAATTACTACTTTGGGAAGCAAGCCCTACTTTATTGTAGCTACCTTGCTTCTCAATTACTACTAAGCACAACATATTAGTTAAGACCTACCTGAATTTACAGGCCCGTTATTATAACGCCACCCTTCAAAATGCAGCCTCTTCAACTTGTGTTAAGCTTACTTAAACCTAAGCCAAACATTCAATGGAGGATTCATTATGGCTTTTACAACAGCAACAGGTTATGGGAATTTACCAAACGGTAATTTTAGCCCTGTAATCTATTCAAAAAAAGTACAGCTTGCATTCCGCAAGAGTACTGTATGTGGCGATATCACTAATTCAGACTACTTTGGCGAAATTGCAGCCCAAGGTGATACCGTTAAAATCATCAAAGAACCAGAAATCTCTGTAAGCGAATATGCGCGTGGCACAAATGTCACAGCACAAGATTTGCAAGACGAGGATTTTTCTCTGGTTGTAGACAAAGCGAACTACTTCGCGTTTAAGATGGATGACATTGAAGAAGCACATTCGCATGTGAACTTCATGGACCTTGCAACCAATCGTGCTGCATACCGTCTTGCTGACCAACATGACCAAGAAGTTCTTGGCTACATGGCTGGTTACAAACAGTCTTCTTTGCACAGCAAAGCTGATGCATTGAACACTACCGTAAACGGTACTAAAGCAGTATCAACTGCTGGTTCTAACGAACTGCTTTCTTCTATGCAACTGAAGAAAGGTGACTTCGGTAACATCACAACAGGCTCTGCAGGGGACCACTCTATTCCTCTTGTGGCACGTTTGCCCGGTGCTACTGCACTTCCAACAGCTTCAGCTTCACCAGCAATGGTTGTAGCACGTATGAAGCGTTTGCTTGATCAACAGCAAGTTGACACTCAAGGACGTTGGTTGGTAGTTGATCCAGTATTTATGGAAATTCTTGCTGATGAAGATTCACGCTTCATGAATGCAGATTTCGGTGAATCAGGTGGACTCCGTAATGGTCTTGTTCTCAATAACTTCCACGGCTTCCGTGTATATTCTTCGTCTAACCTGCCAGCGGTAGGTACTGGGCCGGGAACATCTGGTGCTTCTAACCAAAACTCTAACTTTGGTGTTATTGTTGCTGGACATGATTCTGCTGTAGCAACTGCGGAGCAGATCAATAAAACAGAAACATATCGTGACCCTGACAGCTTCGCTGACATTGTTCGTGGTATGCATCTATACGGTCGTAAGATTCTTCGTCCTGAAGGCATCGTTACTGCCAAGTATAACGCAGCTTAAGGGAGTAATAAATTATGGCTACTTATGACATGACTTCCAGTGATACTGCTGGCGTTGGGGCAAACGTTCTTGCTGTTCCAACCAATGTTGGTAACACTGTACGGACCATTGAAGCAATCCTAGATATTGATGCAATGGTTACTGCTGGTTACTCTGGCGCAAACGGTGATGTTTTCCAACTTTTGGAAATCCCTGCCGAATCAGTTATTGTTGCTGCTGGTGCAGAAATCATGAAACCTTTCACGACTTCTTGTACTGCAGATATTGACTTCGCTGGTGGCGATGACATTATTGACGGTGCTGACTTGACTGCTGCTGCTGGTACATACCTTGCAAAAGGCACTAACGGTGAAGCTAACGTTGTCAATACAGGCGCAGCTTCTACGTTTGCTGCTGCGGCTTTGGCATGTGTTGGCGCTGCTGATACTATTGACGTTACTATTGCTGGTGCTGCACCTGCTACTGGACGCCTTCGGGTATATGCAGTAGTTGCAGATGTTTCAGCCGCAATGACTGAACCTGCTGTTGCAGCACGTGACCTCATTTAATAAAATTAAATACTTTGGGGCTGGCTATATGCTGGCCCCATTAGTGTATCAAACTTATGCAACTAAAAACTCTTGGGGCATAAAAGGCTTATTAAGGAAACATAATGGCTCTTACTTTTCTTTCTTTAACTAATAGCGTTATTACACGTATGAACGAAGTGGAGCTAACTTCTAGTAACTTTACAAGTGCTAGGGGTGTACAGATACAATGTAAGAACGCAGTTAATGAAGCAATACGATACATCAATCAACGTGAGTTTGGATATTCTTTTAATCACGCTAATAATTCTTCTACCTTAGTAGCAGGGCAGTGTAGATATACAGTTCCTACAAGTACAAAATCTATTGACTATAGCACAGCTAGAATTAAGAAAGACAGCGATCTTAATGCTGCAGGTAATAACCTAGCAACGCTGAGTTATAATGAATATATTGAGAAAGATTACGCTAATGAGGAAGACGCTGTAGTAGCTACTACACTAAACGGATCACACTCTGACAGTGTAGCTACGCTAACACTTACATCTACTACAGGGCTTGATGCTACAGGCACAGTACACATAGGCAGTGAACAAGTTACTTATACTGGCATACTAGGTAACGACATTACAGGTTGCACACGTGGAGCTAACAGCACCACTGCAGCTACACATGCAGATGGCGTTGCTGTAACACAGTTTGAGGGTGGGGGTGTACCTAGAAGTATTGTACGTACACCTGATAATAATTACCTTTTGTATCCTTATCCTGATAAAGCCTATTCGTTAGTTTTTGATTATTATACTTTTCCTGATGACTTGTCTGCACATGGAGATACTACTTCTATACCTGACAGGTTCTCTCCTGTAATTGTAGACGGTGCTACTGCGTATGTATATCAGTACCGTGGCGAGTTAAATCAATACCAGTTAAACTTTAGTAGGTTTGAGCAAGGTATTAAGAATATGCAAAGCTTGTTAATTAATAAGTTTGACTACATTAGATCAACTGTAATAAATAGACCTAGAGGTTCTACTAACTTTATGTCAGGTGTTAGTTAATGCCAGATAATTCTCAGGTACAACCAGTTGCATTTAACTGTGAGGGCGGTTTAGTTTTAAACCGTTCTAACTTTATTATGCAGCCGGGAGAGGCACTACAACTAGAAAACTTTGAGCCTGACATTTCAGGTGGCTACAGACGTATTAGTGGCTTTCGTAAATACGTAAATGCTGTTGTACCTCACACTAGCTCTAGCTCTGAATCACTACTAATGATTGCTAACTTTGACAATAAAGTATTAGCAGCCAGAGGTGAAAAGATATTTAGTTCTGCTTCTGCTGAATTATCTATTGCTATTGCAGCAGATACAAGCATGACAGGATCAGGTACTATTACTGTACCATCTACATTAGGGTTTTCTTCTAGTGGTACACTACAGATTAACTCAGAGATATTTACTTACACAGGTAAAACATCTACTACTTTTACAGGCGTAACTAGGGCTGTATCTTCTACTGCAGCAGCACATGCTAAACTTGATGTAGTATCAGAAAGCTGGACTGTTAGAGACACAGGCAGAACCAGTGCTGCAAAGTACCACTTTGAAAGATATAACTTTGACGGTAACGAAAAGATTGTTTGTGTAGATGGGGTTAATGCTCCTGTAATATTTAACACTTCTATGACAGCAGCAGATGTTAGTGAT